CTGTATTGGCATAGCGTTTATAAATTTCGTTTATTTTATTAATGTCGCCACGTTTAAACGCTTTTAACGACTTTTCAATGTCTTTTTGAATAGGTTTTACTTTTTCGCTTAAATCGTTTGGCAAATCGCCTAAAAATGACCTTTGCAATTGTTCTAACTTTTCAAACGATTGTTTTAACGTATTGCTTATTTCTTTAAATTGTTCTAAATGTTCCATTTATTCGTTAATTACAAGTGTATAAACGCGGCCGTTTGCGTAATCATTTGGCACCTTATATGTTATTTGTGCAAAATGGGTGTTGTCTATAAATTCAATTCGCAATATTTCACACGTTTGCCCCTCAATAATTGCGTAATTATTATTGAGCAAAGTTACAAATTCAGCGTTCGTTAGCATTACGCGCGCATCATTTTTTATTATTGTGTCCCTTAATTGAATCTGGTTAATCGAATGGAAATTAATCCACAAAGATTTAGCGCTTAAATAGTTTAAATAATTCTGCGGTTGGTTGCCGCCAATGGTCCAAAGTAATTTAGTCTGGGTAAAAAAGTTTTGACTAATCATTAACGCGCCAAGTCTTTTATCAATTAAACTTTCAAAACTGGTACCGTTACCCAATGCGCCGGTTATTGTATCGATTAGATTAAAAAATATTTTGGCGGTTAATTCAACATCTGTAAACAATGTTTTACGGCGTCCAAGTGAAAACGGCGGGTTTACATCGTTTAAGCCTTTTATACTTACCAAATCAGCATTAACAAAACTTGTTGGCTCCGTGCTATATTCCGAATCATGATAGTTATACATGACGTCCATTGTATGTAAATCGCCAAGGTCCAAATTATAATGTATGTAATAACGTTTCCAAATGTCATCAACATTGTAGCTAAATGCCTCGTCGCGTTCCGCCTGTAAATTTAAGGCCGGTAAAATTTGGTTTGTTGTTGCATTCTGGTAATAGTCCCAACGTTCCAACCTTACAACCCCATTAACAACCCTTGTTTCGCCGTTTATAAGTGTTGCGGCCGCGTCCATTAAGGCGCCTAATGTTGCCACGGTATCAGATGAACTCGGAACGCCTTTATTAAATGGTAAAATCATTGAACTTGGCGTAATGTCAAAAATGCTGTCACGATCGCGAACCAATGGCACCGGCAAAACGGTGTAATTTGAAAACGCTTGTAATGTTGAACTTTGGAACGTGTAACCTAAATGAGCGCAACCAATTGTTAATAAATCAATTAATTTACATGCTTTTAAATAACGTAATGGCGGGAAAATCAATTCAAACAATTGGTTTGCCAAATCAATAATTGCCAAGGCAAGCGCAATGAAATAAATAATTCGCGCCGCAACTTTAATTGATAACGCGATAATGTCGCCTGTATCGATTGACGGCGGAACCCCCGCATTGGGTGTTGTTGCTTGGACCAATTCCGCAATACTTTCTTGGACGTCGCGAACCGCGGAAATTAATTCTTTTGTTATGCCAAAAATTGATAAACTCAAAGAAATACCAACTTCAAGTTGGTTGTCTTTTACGATTAAATAAGGAACGTTAAACGTTGGAAAATTAACGCCGCGTTTTAACATCAATTCAAATGTTGTGCCGTTGGCATTATCAAAAAACGAATCATTTGCAAGGCGACGTTTTATTTTTACCTCGCATTCATGCTGTTTAAATACGCAACTTGCATCGGTTAAATCAATGTAATATTCCAATGAAATATTTGGTTCCATTTCTACTCGATATGGAATACCTTCGAATAAACCAATGTTTGAAATATGCTGTTTAACTAAATCATATCCCTCTCTAACAAGTGTAATAGAATCAACATTTAAAGACAATAAATCGGGATTGCTTTTAATTGTGAAATCGGATATTAAACCAATGTCGTTAACGTTCTTTGGAGAAATTTCTATGTTGTTTATAAAATGTCTCATTTTCTTATTTTGTAACGATTAGTTTTTATGGTATTTCCTTGCTTTGTACTCTTGACAATTTGCATAACTGATTGAGTAATTTCACCTAATTCAATATTGGTTTCTGGCTTGTTTTTTATTGTGTTGTTTAACTCATCTATTTTTGATACCAAAATTGCTGTTTCAAATGCCGATGTATTTTGTGTATTACCTATCAATCTACCATTGTTGTAATTCTGTGCCAATGTCGCTAATTGTTCATTGGTCATGCTTCCAATTTGTTCATTTAAACTCTTTGGAATGACCCTTTCGTTTGGATGCAGTATTGCATGAAATCCACCTTTACCATCCACACCACGACCATTTGTACCTGTGTCTTCTGTTCCATCAAAGAACGCTGGTAATTGGCTTAATAATGTGTTGGCAAATTGTTGTAGAAGTACGGTGTCTTTTATTGTTTCCAATAATGGATTTTCTACACCTTCAAGAACTTTTGCATTGTATGTTGAATAGACCGCACTTGCCATTTGAATTGCCTGTTGTCTGCGCAATTCTTTTTCTTTTTTACGATTGGCTTCATTGATAATTCTTTGCTGTTCTGCAAGGCTTTCTCTTGCATTTATGTTGCCATTTTCTGCCAACGTTTTTAAAGTCTCATATTGGTTTTCTGCAGCTTCTATTTCTTTATCAATTTGTTCAATCTTTTTATTTGATTGGTCGATAAAATATGTTGTTAATTGGTCGGCTATATTCTTAAGTGTTTCCGCTCTTGCTGTTTCAATTTCGATTTGTTTTTCGGCTGTATCTTGTGCCAACTTATTTGTTGCATCTGCATATTCGACCTGTGCATCATAAAGCTGTTCATTGGCATCTATTATTTCGTCATTTTTAGTTTTGTCTAATGCCAGTATTTCTTTGTTGGTTTCTTCTGTCAAAATTTGTTTTTCCAATTCTAAGTCGGCTGCCCTTTGCAAATTATTATTTTCTATTTCAGCTAATTTGTCTTGATAATCTTTGTTAATTTGTTCCTTTTGTTCTGCAGTTAAACCCTCTTGAGCAAGCCTTTCAATGCGTGAATCTTCTAATTCTTCGCGTTCTTTTTGCCCCAATAATTGATATTCAATTTCCAGTTGTCTAACGGCTGCGGCTTGCTTTTGTTTTAATGCTTCTAATTCTAATTGATATTTTTCTTCAATTAGTTGTTCCAATGCTTCAACTTGAACTTCACCTGTTTCACGTGCATAACGTAAATCTTCACTCAATAATAAATCAATTTCATCTTGCTTCGCATTCACTAATTTTTCGTATTTAAACTCATCTATTTTAGCCAATAATTCGCTTTGTGTACTTAAATACTCATTTACTTCATCGAGAACTAAAATATATTCTTTAACACTTTGAGTATTTTTGTCTGTGGTTTTATTTGATTCACCATTTTTATAATTGTATTTTGATAATTCCGAAGTCGTTTGAATCGTACTTCCAGCAAGAACCTCAAGTTGTTTGTCATATTGTTTTAATAATGCAAATCCATCTTTTATTTCTTTGCTGTTCATTGTTTTGGTAAAATTCTTTGCCCTCTGTTCGTCTGTTATAAAGGTCTTACCCATATAAGTATCAGTTCCTTTTTGTTGCTCTTCAACTGATTTTGCATAATTATCAAACAATTTCTGTTTTTGTTCATCAACACTTAGTGCGGCATACGCTTCACCAATTTTTCTTTTATCAATATCAAGTTGGTCAATACCTAATGCTTTTAATCTTATACCAATTTTTTCCTGTTCCTTTAAAATTGCTTTGAATTTTTCAGCATTTGATTCTAGCGTATAACGTCTTCTTTGGTACGTTATATAATCTTGAACTGCCAAATTTAATTGCTCTTGAAATTTAGTTTCGTCTTGAATGTTTTTTAATGTTGTTCCATATTGAGCATTTATGGACTTAATCATTTTTTCACGTTCTTTAGAACCAGCGTTTGTTTGTTTTAATTGGTAAATTAAACCAATAAATTGTTGTGATTCTTCTGCAATATATTCGCTCGCTTTTTCTGTTTCTTTGTTTGTTTCTTCAATTGCCTTTTGCCTTTCTTCTTCTAATCTTTTTGCTTCTGCCGCTTTTTTCGCTTCCTCATCAGAAACGGTCAGCCATTCATACATTGCATACACCGCTGTTCCAATCGCAGCGGCAATCGCTACAAAAGGAATTGCCTTCATCGCTTTACCAAGAACTCCACTTGCGACAGCCGCACCCTCTGTGGCAACTGCTTGAGCGGTGGTGGCGACGGTATTCGCTTCGGTCGCAAGAACTTGAGATTCTGTCGCTAATGTCTGAGCATTTGTCGCGGCTGTAAATAAGCCCATTTTGGTCAATGCAGCCGTAAATCCAGCACGTATTTCAGTCAATGTATCACCTATACCACCTAACGTTTTTAATGCATCTCCTAATCCAGCAAGAGCCTGTAGGCGCATCATTGTTTCCATTACCGCTTCACTTTCGACTCCCATTAATGCCATGGCACTTTCTACGCCTTGAAATGCAGCGACACCAATTTGACCAGTGTTTGCCAATGCACCAGCCATGTTTTCTACGCCCGAACCTGTTGTGGCTTTTATAACTGCATTTGTATCATTAATTTGGTCTTTTAATTCACCAGCACGTTGACTCATTTCTGCAAACCTTGGGTCGGTTGATTCCATGGTTTGTAGTGTCTTGGTCAATTCTTTTAATTCCTTTCTTAAATTTTGTGTTGCTCCCTCATAATTTCCAACATTACGGAAGTTATCACCAACGGTTTTATCAATGCCTTTTAATGCTTTATCACCTTCTCTTGCTGCCAGCGTTACCTGTGTATATTCATCCGATAGTTTTTGATAGGCTGCCGTACTTTGCATCCCAGCACTTTCCATCTGCAACATTTGTGCGGCAAGCTCTTTAGATTGGTTTTTAAGAGCTCTTGTATTGGCTTCTAATTGTTTGTAGGCACTTGCTTCGTTCTGCGCTTGTTTCGCTGCTTTTTCGCTTGCTTTTATTTGTTGTTCTGCAATTTTACGTTCCTTTTCTGCAGTTGCTAATTTCTCACGTTTTAATTTTTCTTCTTCACGCTCAATTGCAATTAAATTCTTTTTGGCTTTGGCTTCCTGTTCCTCAATTGTTATGGTGTCTTTTTTTAACTTATTGGCTTTTTCTGTCGCTGTGATAAACTCATTTAAACCTTTAACGTTACTTAAATCAGCACTGGCAATTGACTTTTTTGACTCGTCTGCCATTTGTTTAAACTCGGCTTTGACCTTGCTTAATACATCAATTGTTAATTCTGCGCTTTCGCGGACACCTTTAAATATATCTTCGTTGTCAAATAAATCACTTGCTTTTATTTGCTTTGCCATATTGCTCTAATAAATTAAAATATTCCCGAACCGATATTTGTTTAGTGTTTAACCAAGTACCCATCCATTTGGAAATATAAATTAAACTTTCCTCAATTGTTGTTCCTTTACCAGCGTTATTTAGCATCGACTTTAATCTTGTTTCTTCAATTTCGATTTCGGTTAATTTAAACCTATCTCCTGTCAGCACAAAGTCCAATTCTAAAATCGCTTTTTTTTTCATTGCGTTCAACATACGTTTGTAGGTTTCACTCAATCCAAACTCTTTTAAATAATCGTCATAAATGTATTGCCATATTATAACGTCCATTTCATCACTTCCTTTGCCATTTATTCTTGTGAATTGTAATTCACCTTGGTTGCATTTTATCCAATTGAATAATGGCATGTCATCAATCCCCTTGTAATATTCTTGATGCTTCGTTTTGGTAGCGAATAATAAGTTCCTCAACCAATTTTTGTTTACTTTCATCTGTTAAACCAATTATGCCCTCGCCATATTCCGCAAAAAGGTCTGTTGTTTGTCCAAACTCATCTGTTTTGATTGGGTCCGCGTCAATTTCAATTGCCAATTCAAGTATTGCAATACTCATCGAGCGATAAAATGCGCCGGTATCGTACAAAGTGTATGGTGTTCCGGCCTGTTTTTCTGGGTTTAACATTTCGGTAAAAGTCGAATAAGTCCCAATAATTTCGCCTAACTCATCAACGCCCTCATTATAAAGCTGGTCCCAACGGATCCAATCCAGAATTTGCTCTTTAAATTGGTCGTCTTTAAAAACTTCGCGCCAAATTTCCGCATGCTTTAATTGAATTGCACGTTGTAACGCATCGCCTAAAACCGTTTGCATTAAATCCATAAAAACAAAGGTATTAAAAAAAGGGGCGCTTTTGCACCCCCTTTATTTTTCACAATTAACATGTTTATTAACTGTCTTTTTTGGTTTTCTTTTTTGGCGCTCCATTTACTTGCTCCCATGCCAATTTTACAATGTCTTTTCGTAAAAAAGCAAAGGTTTCATAACATTGAGACAACGAATTTTCTGCCAAATAATCAGCGTTAAACGTTGTATTGCCTACTTTTACCGACTTCATTACACCGCTAAATAAGTTAATTCACCGTCATAACCGTCCTTTGATACTGACAACGTCAAAGAATCGCCAGCCGTTTGCGCCGCGTATGTTATAACATAAGTTCCCGCCGGGCTTTCTGTTATTGTCAAAGGCGAAACCGCTAAAGATGTTGTGTTATTAAATAACGTCCAATCTGCGCCCGCTGTTGCTCCTTGATAAATAATCGGATTTAATGCGGTTCCGTAATCAAATTTCGCGTCAAAAGTAATTGAAGTTGATGCAATTACCTCGTTTAATATGTTAACATCAATAAGACCATTCAAATCGTTAAAATTAACGTTTGCCTCCGTTGGTGTTATCATGTACATTGTTCCCTCATCAAACAACCTGTCAAAATCAAATGCAACCATTATTTTTGAAGTTGTTGAATCAGTCGCAAACATGTATTTAGGATCAAAACTTGGATTGTCAACAGGTATTGGATAAAGACCGTCGTTAACTTTTGAACCAATTAAATTGCCGTTTACGTCAACAATATAAACGCCAAAATCAACACAACGATTGTTTTGTAGTTTAGATAATAACGTCGGGCTTGAATCCTCGGCCCAAAGTTCGCCAGAAAAAGACCTTTTCCCTTGTCTTAAAAATACCATACGGCCAGAATTAGCCTCCTCAAATTGGCTGTCCGCTTTTGGCAATTCTACGTTTTCAAAAATTGGTGTTGGGAACCAACGCTTTGAGGCGTCCGGCTCATTTATTAAATCGTTCCAAGTTGGCAACGTTGTTGTTAAATCAATATAATTTAACGTCCCGTCATTGGCAACTAATGGAACCATTATTAATTTACTTGTTACCGATTGGATCGGTAAACAATTTGGGCGTCCTGTGTTGGACAATCCCGCGTTACAATTACATCCTAACATTTTTTTTTATTTTTTAACATTTACAATTTTGTTTATATTTCCTTAAGTTAATGCGTAATTCCACGCCCGATAAATTTGCATCTAATATGTTCTTAAACATGCCGTTTTGTTGCTCAACTCCAAACCGACTAAAGGTTATTACCTCGTAATTTTCGATTGTTTCAAATGATTTGTTGGCTTTAATAACTCCAATAAACTCGTTAACAAGTTGCTCCATTGGAAAAACTACGTTGTCGCGGTGGTCTGCTGTGTAAAATTGCGTTACGTTTGTTTCGTCTAAAAAAAACAATCTCAAATCGCTTTCAAAATCAATTGTTGACTCGCGTCCAAACTTTCGATAACGTATTAATTCAACAAGCCAAATTAACGGTGTTTTACTCATTACGGTTTGGTTTGCTTTGGTCCATTCCATATTGGCGGCTAACTTTGTGCCTGTTATCCAATACGGATTGCTCAAATAAACTATTCCGTTTAAATCGTTGGTATGGTTTACAGGCGTTGCAATTATCCATTCGTTTGGCTCAATATCAGTTATTAAAAATAACTCGTCGTTATCGTTGGTTATTTGTTTGCCAATTCGCGCCCATTTAGTGTTACAAAAATAAGTTTTGCCCGTAACGCTGTCAAACGTTCCAACGATTGAATTGTCAATTGACAAAACTAAATCTTTAACAATAATTGATATTTCGCTTGTCATAACCAATAAACCAAAGATTTGCGCACTCCGTTAAATTTGCTAAAATAACCTTTTGAAACCTCTTTTATTTGTAATTCACAAGGCGTTAAAGCGGTTTCGGATATTGTAACAACGTCGTTAATTTGATAATCAAAACCGCCATTTTCAATATAAACGTTTGTTATTTCGTTTCCGTCGCTTGTGTATTCAACAATAAAATTATTACCAGAACCGCCAATTGTTAGCGCTATTGCTGTTGTATTAACGTAACCGGTGCCATTATTTAAAATGCCAAAATTCAAAACCGCACCGCCTTTTAAATTGTAATTGGTTATAATATACCATTGAATTGCTCGGTAAGTTCGCACGGCTTCATTATATCTGGTGTACATCATTGAATAAAGAGTCGTTGCCGTTGTTGAATTTTCGTTGCTCGGAATTGTCAAACCGTTTGGCGTAATCTGGTTTGTTGTGTCTTTCAAATATTCAAAGTAAATAAACCCTTTCAACATTTGTTTTATACCCTCACTAATTAAAATTTGATTGTCCAAAACTAACGTTTGGTCCTCAATAAAAGAGTTAAAAATTTGTTGAAAATTGGGCGAAATTGGCACGTTGTACGGATCCAAATCAGAAATAAATTCATTGTACAAAGTCGCGCCAAGTAATTCAACTAAATAACGCTTTTCGTAAATGTCGATGTAATCCTGTAATTTGGTTTGATCGTATAAACCGGTGTGAATTTCGTATTTACCTGTAAAATCTGAAATTTGAACAATCATTTTTTTATTTTATTAATTTACCAAAACCGCGTTTTAAAAACAACTTTAATTTTTCGCCTGTAATCCTGTAAACTTGACCTTTAATTAAATGCTTTGACGTTCCGTTTGACTCAAAATTATAAAAATCGGTGTCATTAATATCGACATCAATGTTTAAACCCTTGTCGTTTTTGGTCAATTTAGCATCAATTTTTGGCGTTTCAACTTCTATTGATAGGCCGTTTTCGTCGCGTTTTATTTCAATGTCGATATTCTTTGTATCGATTGAAATATTAACAGGCTTTTTTGTTCGTTTTTTCTTTTCCATATTGTGCAAATTTAAAGGGGTGTTTTACGCACCCCATTTATTTATGGTTGGTCGATTGCCGCAATATCTGTTGAAATATCGCCGTAAACGAATGCATTAACATCGTTTGCTTTTACGTAGTGAACAAGGCGAGCCTCAGCAAGTATGGTAACCATGTTTCTTTGGAAATCGTCGTTAACATAACCAACTTGCATGTTTACGCCCTCGCGAACTCTTACATTTGATTTTGAAAAGTCCCCAACTAAATATGTTCCCGCTGGCATGTATGAAGTTGTAACAACCGGCAAATTAGCAACTAAATGCTGGCCGTTTGCGTCCAATAAAAACATTGGGTAAGTGTACTCACCTGTTGTGGTTTTTGTTAATTGCATTGCCGCAAAATCAGCCGGATTTAATACAACATGTGTTGGCTCAAAGTTAGCCGCTTGAATTTGTGCAATTGCAATTCTCACAACATCGGTAAGGTTTGCATTTGGAACCGCACCCGCAAAAGAACCAGCCGCGAAAATTTGAGCAATAGACAACAAACCGTTCAAATCTGAACCGCCCGCGCCATTGATCAAACTATTTTCAATTCCGGCCTCGATTGACTCCATTAAATCGTTGTTAATTTCAGATTGAATAAACGCAAGGTCTGACAACATTTCTTTTGAAACGCGCACAGTTCCAGCAATCTTTTTAACCTCTTCAGAAATTTCATCGTATTTAGGCTCAATTACAGTTTTTTCAACGCCCTCAGCCGTCCAAACGCTCGTTGATGTTGTTGTTTGCGCAACGTAAGTAACAAATTTGCTTGTTGTTGTTCCGCTGTTAACGATATTTCTTACCTTGATAGTTGGTCTTTTATATCGGTTAACACCAGGCTCCAATACGCTCAATGCAATGTTTCCAGTATAATCACCTGTGATTGTAGTATCACCAGCGGCTTTTACATCATGATTGAATTTCTTTCCTTCGTTGATTGAGTTTTGTATATCAGCATGTTTTTCAGCGAATGCCATTGACAACGCTTGTGCTATGTTTTTAGGTGTTGTTTTGGTAACCGCTTTCTCATTGATAGCTTCCAATTTACCTTCCATTTTAGCAATTGCTTTAATCATTTCATCACTCTTAATTTCAAGAGATTTGAAACCTTCCAATTGTGATTTTAATTCGTCCATTTCGCTCTTTGTAGCGGCTGTGGACATCTTTTCTGCAACAAGTCCATTGATCTTTTCAACAACTTGTTCCGGTGTTAAATTTTCCATTTGTTTTTGTTTTTAATTTACTTTAAATTGTTTATTACATCTGACCAATTAAACGGATCGACAACCGGCTTAACCTCTGGCGAATGCTTTATAATTTGCGGTTCGCTTTTAGCAAGTGAAACTAACTGACCGTTTAAATATTTTAATTTCATTTCTATTTCGAATAACCTTTCATCTGTTCCTTTGCCGTTGCTTAATGCTTTGATTAGCACGTCAATTTCACCGGTTATTTTCTCAACATAATCAACCTTGTTTTCGCTTTTCATAACGTCAACAACGTTCGTGTATTCATTGGCTCCAAATGTTACCGCTGATCCTTCGAATAACATGAGTTCAGTTATATTCCAATAACCACCATTCGGTTGGGTAGGTTCTTCGATCCACTTCATTTTATCTGAAATATATTTGAAGCCAATTGAATGTTCTCTGATTATACCGTCAGCATAATCATTCCAAGCGTCCATACCAACAGAAGAATTCCCTAACTGACCAACAGCGAATAAACCCTTCTCGTCTTCTTGCAGATCAAGAAATTTACCAATTGGCTTTTCCCAATCGTGCCAGCGTAGGAATGCTATTTGACGATTAGAACCGCTTTTCGGACCACGCTCTTGTATTGATTTCGTGAAGGCACCACGTCTGATTATATCATTATCAGAATCGATCATGTCGAATTTAGATAGGTATACAGCGACTTGCTTTTTTTCGCTGTCCAAATCCTTCAATTCGAATGCTGTTTTTGTATCGTATATATTGTGTTCTTTTTTCATATTGTTGGTGTTT